TGGGTCGGGCGTTTGGTCTGGCGTCTGGTCGGGCGTCTGGTCGGGCGTCTGGTCGGGCGTCTGGTCGCTGATATAGCCGTTTAACGACCATATGAATAAGAGGCTGTAATGATTGACTTTTGCGTTGCCATACTTGGGAACCTTACTTTCCCATGAAACTAATTCTTTCTCCTTCAATTCCGTAAGTGCTGTTTTGATTGCAGTCACTCCGGCTCCGACACCTTCGCTTATCGTTGCAATAGCAGGATAACAAGCTCCGGTTTTTGAGTTGCGGTAGTTTAACAGGCAAATCATTGCAGCTTTTGATATAGGGGAAACATCGGCTTCCACGATCGCTGTAATTGTCCTGAAAAAATCTACCTTCATTATCTCACACCTAATGCCTGAAGATGTCCGATAAGAGCATTATATGAAAGCTTAAGGTCTGCTTCCGCTTCCGTCATGGTTCCATTGGGGTTTTTTTCTGTCCACTCTTTAACCCTAGCCCGGTTTTTCTTCTTCAGTTCAATCATGTGCTTGCCTCTTCCGTCTTGCATAAACCCTCCTGTTAAGTACTCTGTTAAACTTTCTGTGAAAACTATAAATCAAAAAAATATCAATGTCAAACAAAAGATGCGCGGGGTACCTTATGCGGGGGGTTATTCTTCATCAGGTCTATCAGGACTTGTGAACCAGTGTGTCACTTTTCCATAATTGTCGTGAAAGAATTTTTCGTCTTCTGTCATATCAGTATAGTTCTTACGGCCCCCTCCTCCTCCGTTCATATGCCCAAGTTGATCGTACCAATGAGGCTCGCTATTATCGCAATGCTCCTCATAACCATTATTAAAGGACATTATCTCGGGTTTATATGGCATCTTGTACCGGACACAAAAGTATTCACCACTTTCTTCTGGCAATCCGTCTTTAACGCTTGTCCATTTTAAATCTTTCATCTAATCCCCTAACCCCGGATTGACCGGTGGTTTTTGTTATTGTTTGTCATCATTTGCGTTACTGTTACAGATTGTGATTTTATCCGACTTTAGGTTTTTGTCAGCCCATACGGTAGATTTGCCCCTTAATTTTGCCATTACCGCCGACCGCATGCCGTATTCTGCAAGTTGGGCGGCTCGCTGTAGGGTCATTTTTTCACAGGTTCGAACGTGCACGCTCTGCACTTTGGGTTTACGCACTGCCATTTATTGCCCCCTGGCCTTATTTTGCATTCTGTATTTGACCCGCATTTTTTGCAGAATAGATAGTCGATTGCTTTTGACATTGGACCTCCTGTGTGGGGCCGGATGTTTGCGCCCACGATTTATTAATCCATTTCTTTCAGGGCCATATCCCACGACTCATCATGGGATAGTTTCCGGTTATCGTTCATCTCAAAAGCTTCGGCAAGCTCTTTATCGATTGCCATTTTTGATATTTCGGATTCGCTGTAGTAGTCGTGTGATTCGTTGCTCATTTTTACTCTCCTTGGTTGGTGGTTATTGATATACAACGCCATTTGGTGCGCATTTAAGGCATACACATAAATTGGCAGGATTCTTTTCTATATCGCATTTATATGCACTTAAGCACTCTATGCAAGTTCCTGAATACAACTCACCTTTAGGGTTCTTAGGCTTGTGGCGTGACTTAATTCTTATGTATGTCCCATGCCTGCTTTTTATCATTGATGGTCGGGCTTTATTAAGTCTAACTGGAAATTTTTCTTCCGGAAATAACATTCTTAATTTTGGAAGAGTTACAGATGTAAAATAAGCGTTTCTTCTTGTACCGAGAATAGTCTCGAGTAGTTCATTTATTTCAACGGGACGTTTTTTTTTGGAGATCACTTGGGCCAGCGTTACAAGCGAATAAGGCTTCCCATAATGCGTCTTGAAATATTCAGAGATAGCACCATTCCTTATCTCGCTGTCTATTTGTTCGAAAACATTTATTCCATATTTTAGTTCCAGCTTATCCACTTATCACCTCCTTTTTTATCATGTGCTCCTTGTAAAGTTCTGAGCCTGCGTAAACCTTCTCCAGCTTCTTCATCGGCCCCCGCCAACGCTCCCAAAACAATTCCCGGCATGACATTTTGCGGATTTTTGACAACTCTTTTTCAGCTTCCACAGGAATCTAACTCTGCTGTTAACCGATCAAGCGTTTCCTGTTTTGATTTCACAACACTCTTGAGCTTTTCCACTTCTGCTTTTTGCTCGTCAAGCTCTGCTTCTAAGCGATCAAGGTACGCTTTCATCTGCTGCACTTCTTTCATGCAAGCCTCTGCAAGATCGTTAGCTTTCTGTGCGGCTACCTCATGGGCTGTCTTAACCGCTAAATTCATGTTGTGGAATCTCTCGATAAATTCCATTGATAACGTTGAATCGCTCATCGGTTATCCCCTTATAAATGGTTGATAAATGTTAAGATTTATTCCATGCTTCATATTCAGAGTCAGTAAAAACTTTATGCATATCGCACATGTCTAAACATTCAATGGTATTATCAATTAGGTTTTTAATCATAATATGACCGCATAATTCATTATTTCTATCAGGCTGAACGAATGGCTCAGATATTGCCTCCGCGAGTTCACCGTTACATTTTTTGAATTTTATACCTATCATTTTGTATCCCCTTTAATAATGATTAAGTTTGCTTTTGCGTATCAACTTACGTTCTGTAATTGCGGAGCGTTGCCGAATCAGTGAGGACGTTTAGTTGATGATTCATACTATTCTTATCGGGCTTGTTTGTCAAACTCTTTCTTTCTTTTTTATTGCCTGATTATTGCCTTGACTTTGCCTGATTATTGTTTTATTATCCACCATAATCAACTTTAACGGAGACGGATAATGACTGAAAAAGAACACGAACTTAACAGATGGTTAAGACGCAACAGAACAACAAAAACTAAAATGGCAAGTGATATAGACGTAAGTACAAGCACTATAACAAAACATACAAAGGGCGGCAGGGTTTCGGATAAGATGCTCCTTAAATATACCAATTATGGAGTGCCAAAACTTATCGTTAATATGATGCGGAAGCAGGGGGTTTAATGCCAGCTAAAATAATAAAAAAAGGCTCTGCGGTCCTACTCCGGCAAAAGCAGACAATTCAGGGATCTATCATCGAATCAGATGTATTCATGCACAGGAAACGGCTTTGCGTGAAACTCATTGGATTCAACAGCATTGTTCCGGTTGCTAATTTGGAGGTGATTTGATGGCACTACCAGAATACAACAAAAAATTTGCCAAAGACACAAACCCATGGCCGCTTGATGCAGCGGTTAAATGGATCAAGGAAAACATGGACCCGGAAGACGTTTTTACACAGGACCAGCTCCACGAATGGGCAGAGTTTAAAGGATATCAGGAGACTAAAAATGAAACGTGATTATCGAGAAATCTGGTGGAAGCAGGATGCAAAGCCGGAAGAGGAAGGGCTGACTTTTATAGAGCTGGCTATAGGGTTGCTGTTTTTGGCGGCAATTTTATTCATCTGTATTGCTGGCATGTACCTATAAAAGGACGACACATGGATTTAACCGATAGAAACAACGAGAAATACACCAAGCTCGTAAAGGTCAATGGCTACACATATCAAGTGTCGTTCTATTACCATAAGACCAGCAAAGATTTTATGTATTGGGGTATATACCCATGGTCATGGACCGCAGAGGATTATGTCAAAAAAAACATGCAGAGCCATTTAATCAAATTGGCAGAGCACGATATCAAGGTAAGGGCAGGTAAGGGCGGAAATGGTCAGGCAGGCTTTGGGGATGTTTCACCGGATAAAATTTATCCTAAAAAAGATGGGAGAGGGTAATGGAAGAAAAATTAAACTTAAGACAGAAGTTGATAAATATTAGAAAGTCTATTGATTTTTTACAGAAGACGGAGAAAGGTGAACGGGGGAAATATGTTGACGCTGCTATGCTTCTACATAAAATCAGAGAGGGGATGAATACCCATGGAGTACTTTTATCCCCATCAATAACAAAAGCCAACACCGGGCTCGTGGATGCCCCTACGAAAAATAGCCCCTCAAATAAAGATTTCCTTGTTGATTTGTTTATGTCTTACACATGGCACGATTCGGAGTCAGAGGAGATGATAATCGTGCCGTGGTTTGCCACTGGTACACACATGAAAGACCCTTCTATGGCATTTGGTGGTGCTCTAACGTATTCAGAACGGTATTTCATGATGAAATACTTTCAAATACCAACTTCAGAAGATGACCCGGAGCGATTCGAGCAAAAAACCACTGAATACATCACGCAGGCTCAGGTTCAAGATCTACAGAATATTGTTAATGGAAAAGGTTATCCTGTAGATGCTACTTTGCAGGCTTTCGCATATAAGCGTATGAATGTTCAGAATATATGGGCACTGCCTGCTGATAAATTCGAGGAAGCAGAAACACTCATCAAAGCATTAGATACTAATCCTAAAAAAGAGGAGAAATCTGAATGATACAAAACTCGCCGGAATGGTTCGCGGCCAGAAAATGCAAAATAACCTCCTCAAGGTTTGGGGACGTTCTTGCATCTCCTACAACGAAAAGGTACCGAAATTACCAGCAAGAATTGATTGACAATATAACCGGAGTCCCTAATTTCGGGGAGGATAGCAAACCATGGTTCAAGCATGGGGCCGAAATGGAGGCAGAGGCAAGAGCTCAATATGAATGGTACATGCTATCCAATGGAAAAGAGGTAGCAGTCCAAGAGATAGCCATGATAGTTCATCCGAAATATGATTTTATATCATGCTCTCCAGATGGCGTAATCTACCCCAAAAAAGGCATTGAAATAAAAAGCCGCATAAGCCATAAATCCCACCTTGAAAGTATAAAGGCAGGGCTTCCAAGCAACTACAAACCTCAAGTACTTGGGGGATTGTGGATCTCTGGTTATGACGAATGGGATTTTATTTCTTTTTTTAAAGATCCAGATGGAATGATTGACATGGATATTAATGTAACGACTATCTTTCCAGACGTAGACTATTTTAATAAACTTGAAACTGCATGCTTAAGGTTTTGGGAAGAGATTCAAGATAAAATTAATGGTGTAGATAAAAACAAAATCTCGTCCGGTCCCTCTATTCCGGCTGAAAAAATATCGGAACTTGCAATTGACGAATCAAACATGAAAAATGATACAACAACTGAAACTAAAGAACTGATCGTAGCTAAAGAGCTTGTATCTTCTGACATTTTTAAAGCCGGAGGCATGGACGCAATACTTGAAGAGATCGCCAAAAAAGCTAAAGCCCATGTACCAGACCTTGTAACCGTAAAAGGGCGCAAGGCCATAGCTTCAAACGCCGCCAAAGTCGCCAGCTCCAAGACACTGCTTGATGGTATGGGAAAGAAGCTCAAAGAAACATACAAGATAATGATAGATCCAATAGATGGGGAGCGAAGAAAAACAAGGGAGTTTCTTGATTCTCTTAAAATAGAGGTACGCCAGCCCTTGACTGATTGGGAAGCCGCCGAAGAAAAGCGCAAGGCAGATGAAGCTTTGGCCGTAGAACAAGCCGAGTGGGATGCCGCGGTAATAGCTGATTATGATCAGGCCTTTGAAAGCGCGATATCTGAAAACGATCTCTTTAACCGGGAACGTGATATGCGGAAGAAAGAAGAAGCTGCACATCTGGCAGAATATGAGCGCAAGGCCAAAGAAGAAGCCGACCGGGTAGAAAGTGAGCGCATAGCCCATGAAGAGCAATTAAAAAGAGACGCTGCCGAAAAAGCGATAAGAGAAGCGGAAGAAAAAGCGCGAAATGAAAAAGAAGATGCCGAAAGGCAAATAGCCGAAGCCAAAGCATCTGAAGAGAAAGCGGCACGGGAAAAGGCTGAAGCAGAAGCAAGGGCGGCGCAAGAAAAGAAATATGCCGCTGAACGTGAAAGACTCGCAGAGGAACGCAGGATTCAGGAGGCTAAAGCAGCAGAGCAAAAACGCCTTGACGATATCAAAGCCGCCGAAGAGAAAGCAGCCCGGGAGCAAAGGGAAGCCGTACAAGCTGAACAGGCAAGGCAAGCCGCGAAAGAGAAAGGCATAAAAGATGCACAAGATGAGAAAGACAGGCAGGATGCAGCAAGGCAGGCCGATGTTGATCACAGATCCAAGATTAATAATCAGGTGAAATCAGGGTTGATGCTTCTTGGTATAGAGGAAGAGAAAGCAATTGAGGTTGTTAAGGCCATTGTCAAGGGCGAAATCAGAAACGTATCGCTAAGGTATTAAACGACAAAGCCCCAAGAGAACAATTTCTCAAGGGGCATGTAACACGATCGCCAAATCTGTCGTTGAATAGATTTATAATAGCAGGAATTTCTGATTTGTAAAGGGGTGTTATGGATATCGAAATTGTTAAAAACATATTTGATTCGTCGGCGGTATTAATGGCCTTTATTTTTATACTGTCAAAGCTTTTGGATAAAACAAAGTTTGAAAAGATATTTGAGAGGCTATCAACTTTCTCTTTCGGGGTTTGCCTGTGTGTTTTTATAATATCGGCATTGGTTTTAATCTGGATGAAATAACAAAAACCGCACCCTTCGCGGTGCATGTGGGCTTTATGAAAACTGTAATTAATTTGGGTAAATCCCCGGCATCACAAATAATAATGCCGGGGAATATTTTACTAAACTGGCATAATTGTTTTTATTTTATCCCTCTTATCAATAGCTTCCGCTTCGTAATTACCGAGATATTCCGGTAAATCTGGATCTCCAGAAAATTTACTTATAATAAACTCCCGCATTGACCTGATGCTTTTTGCGTCAATATCAGATAATTCATGGACTATGACTCCATGTGTTTTGTCATTATCTTCCTCGTCTGCCTGCGCTTTATTTTCAGGAGTCAATTCCCATCCCGTATTATCAGCGTTTACCGTGTGCATTGACGATGGTTTATTTTTTATCTCACCTGAAACTATCAACGAACCCATGTCACAAAACAGGCCTGTAATATCAATAAGAGTAGGCGGGACATCAACATCAACAGGCCATGTAATTATATTTGTAACTATATTTTCAGAAACTTCTGCAAGCTTTTTCATAGCATCCTCTTAATAATATTCTGTTAGCGTAATCTCTCCCGGCCCGCCGTCACCGCCTTTGCGGTCTGTGATGCTTCCTTCATTCCTCGCTCCTCCTCCTCCTGCTCCAGGGGATACAGCGTCGAAACCATCACCATTTTCTATTCCACCCCTTGCGCCCCCTCCCATGAGTGAATCTCCGCCTGTACCACCGATCCCCCGGGAAGCGCTTACGCAAATTCCCGGTTGTCCTGGGCTTCCATCTGCGTTTAAATCCCCTCCTGTCGCTGATCCGCCCAATCCTCCCTGCACAATATCAGGAGTAGCGCCAGCAACGTCATGTTTCCCGCCGCCGCCGCCTAAAGATGTGAGGAGAAGCCCGAATGTTGTTGTTCCTCCATTCGTCCCGTCCACGGCTCCAGTTCCGCCAATGCCTTTTGATCCAATTGTAACCGTTTCGGACGCGCTCAACTCGGAAGCAAGGAACATTTTTTCAGAGCAGGCCGCGGCTCCTCCCCCGCCAGACGCGCCGATGGTTCCGGCGCCCTGACCGTCCACACCTCCCGCCCCACCTCCGGGGGCTTGGTTTTTTACATTTACATATTTCAAGCCTGGGGGTTTTTCGTATGTTCCTGATGCTGTAAATTTTACAATATTTATGGACCCTACCTCGACCCAATAAACCCCACTTACCTGCACTTGACCTGCATGATCCTGCAATGACCTCCATTCAACACCTGACGCGCTGATAGCTCGTGCATTTTCAGGATAAAATTGATTTATATTCCATTCACTAATTCCCATCTGAAATAGATATGAAGCAAGCTGCGTGGCGGTAAACATTTCCCCACTGAAATATTCCATAGGCGGGAATCCATTTACAGGGTCAAGCCCGGATGCCCACCCCCTAAAAAAATCTGCGCTCATATTTACGGTAAGATCATCTGAAACGGTGGACTTATCCCCGAAAACTGTCCTCTCGCCTACCTGAGACTGTGAAGCGAACGCTGCCACGTCTAAATCTGGTCTAATTATTTTTGTCATAAAGCCACCAATCTTGCGAATTTACCAAGGCCGAAGCCTTTGGCGTTAGGGTTATTTGAGAAGCCAAACGTTCCGGCATCCGTGTATTGTATCACTGTCTTATATCCGACTCCCTGGGGAGATGGTAACAAATCCTCGTCTCTAATTATCCTGAGCTGGTCAAGGTCATAAGCTTCATCAATATAAATTGTTAGCGTCATATCTTTATTATCAACAACGAACGCCTGTGATTTAAAAAGAAAATCAATCGTGTCCTGAAGCCCGTTATCTCCCCCGGCAGAAGATAACCGAGCTGAAGCAATATTTTTAGCTATTTTGGCACGAATAAAAAACCTGAATTGGGTATCGTCTAAAACTGTTTTAGCAAATCCAGAATCTCTTAAAATGCTAAAGAATGGACCTGCCCCAAATGTCTTTGCCCCTGGTATTCCTTCAAAACCGAAGTATGTTTTAGCATATCCTCGTTCAACTATTCTATCCTGGCCTACTATTTTACCTATTTTGTCGAGCCTATCACCCCATGCTGTGTCAAGATCAAACTCAGTTTCGAATGACCGCGCAAAATCATATATTCCCTCCCACTCCGCGGCCCAGGTTTCGATGGTTTGCCGCGCTTTGGGTTTGTCGGCGTATTGCAATATTAAAAGGCTTTTATATATCTCTGTAAAATCAGACATTAGATCACCTCTGTGACAGTTATATTAGCTATGTCAAGGCTGAATAATCCCCCATAACCTGAAAATAATTCTTCGCCAACATAAGTGATGTCATCAAGGGAGATTAACAAATCATACAGAATATAATTTGTTCCGGCCATGTAACCTTGCTGGTATAATTCATTAGCCTGGAGATAATCTGCTATAAAAAAGGATCTTGTCGCAATGCTTGCCTCGATAGCGTCCGTGTCTACAGATTCGCCTACGACTCTCCTACGGGCATTGGCCTTTACATAAACAGTAATAGGGGCCGGGCGGTCAAAATTAGCAGAATGGATATAGGTTCTGGTGCTACCATCTTGCCTGATATAATCTTCGGTCCATTGCCCGGACACGGAGCCCTTTGTGTCACACCCCCCTGTTTTCTGAATAGAAATATTCTCTATTATCTCCGCAACATCACCACCATCAACCACAAGCCATTGAGTGTGTTTGTTGATATCTCTTACCGCATCATATATATCGGTTTTGTTCTCGTATGGCGCAACATCAAGCACACCGTTAAGACCAATAAGTTTAGATGTGATAGCTCCCAATGTACTAAAAGCGGGATTTTCAAGTGATTTCTTACGCCTTAATCTGACTTCTGCCTCTGTCTCCTCATTGTTGCCAACTATGGCGGCTAAAGGGTTTGTTACAGACACAACACCAAGGACGATTGTGACAGGTTCTGTTATTGTGTTCAGTGGGGCTTCAACCGCGCCCCACTCACTCGCAACAAAAGAAACTGTATTCGATCCAAGGGTTAGAATATTTTCTGATTCGGTCTCCCACTCCTGCCCGGTTAGGTCTTTGACCTTATATCCGGCAGACAAAGCCAATGCTTTATCGGTGACAATAGTTAAATCAACTGTAGATTTGGAGGCAGGCCGCCGTGTCAATCCTGTGAATTTTAGAATCACATCCTGCATGGCCCCCGTTGCAAAATCAGGGTCAAAATTGCTATATAAAGCTAATAGGAAAGATTGTAAATCAAGGTTTCCTTTTGCGCTGATACCTATGGCCTGCCCATCCGGGCTATCCTGATCAACTGTGATATTATCGCCATAAGCTTCTTTTAAACCTGTTACTACACGGTCATAAATTTCGTTGAAAGTATCGACCGTAACTCCATCTCTTGTAAATTCTATCATGTTATTCCGATCTCAGATAAAAACGATTCATTAAAAATATCCGTATAAGCCAGATTTATAGTTGCTTTCCGGCTGTCGTTAGTCACTATATCAATGTTTTCAATAGATTTCACGCCGAAAGTTTCAAGGGTTACTCGCTCCACTTCTCGCCTGATTGTTTGCTCGTTATTGTAATTCCCCAAGATTGCGAACCAGTCAATATTTGCATCGGTATCAAGAAACCAGTTGTTTTTGAATGATCTGATCCGGGTTTGCACGTTCTGCGCTATTTCATCAGATTTGGTGAGATAATTTGCGCGTCCCTGGCCGAACGTCCAATCACCGCCGCTATCCAGCTTTCTTACACTCATGATATTAATACCCCGTCAACAAAAAGAAAAGAAACACCATCCGCTGTTTTAGTTCCTGTAAATCCGTTATCAGCATGTAGTTCCGTGGCTGTTACTGGCTGTGGTATTACTGGAGCCGCGCCGCCTATCCCGGTTAACACACCCGATAAAATAGGAGCTGAAACTTTTACAGTCGCGGCAATCTCTCCGGTAGTAATTTGGTTTCCTGTTTGGGTCACGTTCCCGGTGTGTATCCGGTCCCCTATGTGCGTTTCGTTTCCGGTCAGGTCATAATCGCCTATATGAACATAATTTCCTTTAATATCATTATCACCGCGCCGGGTTGTAACAAGCGGAATAATTATAGCAGATGCCAGGGGATTAACTCCAACGATTGCGACACAATCCGAATAATCGAACATGCGATCCTCGGGGGGGAGAACTTCGTTTTGCCCTGAATACCAAGCGTCAAAACATCTTTCGCAAACTATCAATAGACAGCTATCGCCAACTGTTATCGGGTGGGCTTCATAGTGCGCTCCACCCTGCATAAACACCGGGGGGACTTCTCGAAATATCGGCAGCGTAATACTCTGGCCCCGAACATTCCTATTTATCGTGGGCTGCACGTCAATAGTCTTTTCATTGACCGCAACCACCCTGCCCATGGTAGGACCGGACATTTCCCGGATAGTCTTTTTACGGTTGAGAGAGAATAATCTTGGTAAATCTTGCCATTTCATAATTTACAGCACCTTGAAATTGGGTAAAAGAATACACGTAACCGCCTGCTTCCAATCCTGACCTTCGGTATCTCCACTATATGCTATTGACGTTATTTTACAAACCCCATTGGCCTTTTTATTTAATGATGATTGCAAGGATAATTTACCGCCCAAAATAATGAAGGGGTTCAGCATGGTTTCAAAAGTTCTTTTTAGTCCTTCAATTTCTGGTGTGGTGATTAATCCGGTTTCCGGGCTTACTACCGGAGTGTAATTGCTCACCACTTCATCCGGCTTGACAATATTAATCTTGCCCTCGTCAATATAAAAAGATTCACCGTCTCCTGTTAAATCTTCGATCAATTTTGAGCTTGCACCCATCAAAACTTTGGGTCTTACTAAGTCCGGGGCTGCTGTGATTTTGCCCTTGGTCGTGTTCGGCATATCTGCAATTATTGCATCAATAGCATTGCCTTTGCCGGATACAGTTACAGCTGTGTAACTGTTGAGATAATCATGGCCGCCATCAAGGGCATCAAATCCGGTTACAAATCCATTACTCGTTAACCCGGACCCGCCCTGGTTAAGCTCTCCGATAAATAGCCGTTTGATTGTTCCATCATAGCCCACTGATAATTCGATTTTAACCAGGGCCTCGCTGTCATCGTCCTTGTGGAAGATATCCCTGGTGCTCTCTTTGAGTCCATACAATGTGCATTGCAATTTATTGAGGGCATCACCTTCCGTGGATTTATTGCACTGGAATTGGAGCCTAAAAGGAGGCTCTATTGTTGTTTCCAGCGTTCCTTTTGTGGCGTTTAGAATATACGCCCGGTTAAAGCTGGACATTATACCCCCTTATATCCTCAAGGTCGGCAGATTCAAGCATATAGAGCTGACATCTATCGTCTTCAAAATCGGTCAACTGAAACGGGCCTACTTCGCGACCTGATAAATCGACAACAATAAAATCAAAAGGCCAGCTTTTAGCGTTTATATGCTGGACTGCCAGTGATAACCGAACGCCATTAATGGAATCGTCCTTGTATGTAACATCCATAAACCAAGATTCGGTAACTCCATAATACCGCAAAATGAGAACGACCTCACCTCCATCAGTTATGATGGTGTGCCGTTGCAGAGCTTCGCCTGTTATATTTTCTATTTGTTTCATAATTACCCAAATAAAGTTGAAAGTAAGCTCGTACTTTTAGATTCACTAACCGGAGTTCCCGCCGTAGTTCCTTTGTCAGTGGCCTGTTCAGTTGCCCCTTTCAACCCTGCGCCTGGATTCAGGGCAGGGTTGACACTCGCCACCGTGACCGTCTCTAATTTTCTCATCCTGATCTGTACCGCATCAATTTTAAAACGAATCTCGTCACTTTCATTGTTGGTAGTCAGAGGGCAGGATATAATCCTCATATTTTCATAGACCCTAAAAGGGGTTTCTATTGGGATTAATGCTTTTGAAAAATGAATCTGTTCGATAACGTCGAGAAATTGCTCTTGCAATGATTTAGAGCCCGATTTATCACCGAACTCTCCATACAATCTTTGCCCGTTCTCGATGGCGCTATCTACTCGGCGAAGTACATTTCGGGCGTCATCAACAATGGCCCTCGCCTGCGTTATTTGGCTCTGTGTTTTATTTGGCAGGTATTGACTTGTTGCGCCGATGATCTTTTCTACCGGGGCAAATATACCACCATTGGCTTCACGCTTCACAAAAACATCAGAGACAACGCCAGTTATCGATATAGATATAGGATTTAAGAAAATGGTGTCTGAAACCTCGGAACCATCTTCAAGCGTTACCGTGGGGGCCGTTGAAGATATGGTTTTTATAGTCTCAACAGTGGCGTACATTGTGAAACCACCGATACCGATCTCTTCATTATCAGCAATTTTTTTCGAACCTGCAATTGAAAATGGGAGAGAGCTATCTTGATTTAAAAAACTGGTTATATCCATAATCAATCAATCCTATTCAATGCGGTTTCAGTATTTCGCATTTGATCCTGTAGGGCATTATCAACCCCTGCCCTTGCCTCTGCTGCGTTTGTCGTTTGGATGGTAATTGATGTGGTATTTTCTATTTTATTATTATTCGTAGTGCCTGTATTTGAGGTTGCGCTGGTCATTCCGCCTGCCCGTGTCATTTCATTTTGGATTGATGGCATTTGGGGGATTTGATCAAATCCTATATTCCCTATTTGGGGGATTTGATCAAATCCTATATTCCCTATTTGGGGGATTTGATCAAATTCAATTTTTCTATTTTCACTTACCGGGGTTGAGCCCATAATAGAACTGCTATTTCTGGAGATATTATCCTGCGCTCGTTCCCCGCCGGATGTATTATCATTTACATTTATCTCAGCGTTTTTCCCGCCACCAAAAAAACCGGAAATGGTTTCAATGATGCCTGAATATTTGTCCCACCCGGCTGCAAAAAAATCAAACCACATTTTAAACCCCAAAACAACCTGATCTACTGCCCACATAACACCATCTACAATGCCATGAAGTGCTGGAACAATATCAATACCTAAAAAGTTTTGAGCAAAATCGGCTATAACGCTGTTGCCACCCTGGAAAGCAACTATCAAATCATCAATAATTAAAGCGGCCGCTGCAAGGGCTGCTATGGTGAGAGTGACCGGGGATGTTAAAACAGCCATTACGGTTGCAAAGCCTCCTGTTGCCAGGGTCATTACCCCCCATGCCGCCGCGCCTGCCAAGATAAATGGAGTTAATCTCGCAATGGCCTTGCCAGTAGCAACAACTATATCAACTGTCCGCCCTGCGATTCCGATTATCCAGTCTTTATTTTCGCTGATAAGATCCGTGATTCCCCTTGTGAGATCTTCAATCTCAGGTGTTAGCTGACCGCCGACTACGCCGGATATTTCCCGACCTATAGAGCTGAACATTCTACCAAGATTGCCAAAAGATTGCGTGTATGCCTTTGCTCCTTTGATACCATCTTTCGTGAGAAAGTTTATTGCATCGTATTTCTTGGTAAGGCTGTCGAGAGACTGCCCGGTCTTTTTCATATTTGAAAAGAACTTATTGGCATCGCCGCCGAAAAGGATATCCGCTGCGCTTGCCGCCTGTTGTGCGTCCGGCATATCTTCAATGGCTTTTGATATGGCCCGGAACTGCTCATCAGGTTTGAGGCTGGATATGTTCTCGAACTCTAATCCGAGAATACCCATTGCATCACTAACCGCACCTAATGGAGCTTCACCCTTTGCCATGAGTGCCGCAGATTCACCAAACTTATTGTTCATCTCTTCAAAGAGGTCTACCACAACTTCAGAATCGAGGCCCACCTGGGCGGCGGCGGCTCCATATGCTTGGTATTGCCGGGTTGTCAGCCCTACTGCTTCAGCAAGAGAAGCCATTTGTGCCGTTTCTTTGTTTATAACGCCAAGAACACCAGCCCCGGCGACCAAAGCCGCCCCGGTAGCCGCCGCAAACCCGGCAAGCCCTTTGACCGCCTGCCCCAATGCTTTGTTATAGCTTGCAAGCGGAGCGGTAGAACCCTCAAACCCAAATTTTGTTACAAGTTCCGTGACTACTGCCATTAGCTCACCTTGCTATTAAATGTATAAATATCGTTGCTTATCGCTTCGTATTCCAGGAGATCAAGAAACTCATCGGTATCCATTTCTTTAATCTCCCGAATCGAACCGAAACCAGCTTTTGAAAGGTTGCAACATTGCATCATATACCCGTCTAAGTTGGTTTCAGTTACGAAGTTTTCCCCGCCGCCTGCCCTTGGTATGGTTAAGCGGTAGGGTTTCCGGCCAAAAAAGGATGGCTTATCACCTGCATAGCCGTGGTGCAAAAGGTTAGATAATCGCCTGGATAATTATCCCAATGCCGCGGAAGCTTACTAAGTTGCGAATCCTCAAACAAAATAACACCACACATAAGCTGTTCTATTTTGTCCCACTCATCGGTCCCAAGAAAAGACATATTCCCGGTTTTTATCATCGGCGCAATTCCTGTCATGTAAGCATAAACAGAACGCCGGGTCTTATGCGTCATTGCCCCAAAGACATAAGAGCGGCCATTTATAGTCATTTCTCCATCGTCATAAACCGATTTTATCATAAACATGGCTTTTTCCATATCAAGCCTATCTTTCTCGTCACTCATTAAAGAATCCTCTTAGCATCAACACGCATGGTATAGGCCATTAAAGCGTTGCCATCCATGTTATTTTTGGTGTCAACTGGTTTGGCGGTAAATGACCCGGCTGTGAGTTGGTATGTTTCAAACGTCTCGTTGCCGTCTTTATAAAAAAGAGTCTTGCAAGATCCACCATATGCCCTTGTCTGACTCTGGTTCATAAGCTGATTAAGGGCGGTGTCTTGATCCGAATATTTGACCACATTAAAAACAATGTCGGCCACGTCCGCATCTTTGCGGCCCTGAATTGTTTTCCCATTTCCGCTAAATACCTGGGCTGTCTGCGGGTTTGCGTATGTGATAGAGAGAGTGTCACCATCTACAAACCCCTGTGAAACGATAATATCCTCGATTATGAGGGTTGTTGCGTCTGCGCTGAGTATTGGCAAAGTTCTACTCCTTATATAATGTCTTTATATTTTTCTGTTCTGGCTTTTTCGTAGGCTCCACTTGCTTCTATAGCTGTGCTATATGTTCCAAGATTCTTTGTTTTGCCTTTTATTTTAATGAATGAACAAAATTTTCCACTCGCATTGCATAGCGAAACACCCTTATATCCAGAGGTGTTTGTTTTTACCATTTCTCTCTGGTTCGACATATTAACAAAGGGAGTTACATAACGACAATTTGAAGGGGTATAATGTCCGTCATTGTCTATTCTATCTATTTGCAATCCCTTTTTGTATCCGTTCTGCATAGCCCAATCATAAAACTTTTTGAAATCGTTGGACCATTCGTCACACACGCTTATTCCACGACCTCCATAGTTCTTGAACGCAGGATTCAGTTTATTGTTACATCTCGCCTTCATAGCGCTCCAAACGTGATAAATTGGTGTGGTGCTTAACCCATGTGTGCGGGTGTAAACAGACAAGTCTCTAAGCCCACTCGCGCATTTTCCACAAGACTTAAGCCCTATTGTATTGTAGTACCTTGCTTGGGCCTTAAACTCTTTTTTGCAGTATGGGCAGAACAATATATAATACCTGCATTTTTTCTTGCTGGTTTCATTAGGGAAAGATAACCCTAAATCTTTTACAAACTCACATGCCATAATCAATCTCCTTGGTTTAAAAGTTAACCGATTATAGCATGGTGATAACCACCTGTCTATACGTTTACGCTTAGAATAATATCGGCGCTATGGATGGCCCCGGCCAGTTTTAATCCACCCTGAATGACCGGAGATTTTCTTGCCTGTCTGTCGTTCTGTGACTGAGCCGCAAGCGAACCAGCTATAAAATAATAACCATTTGCTTCGATGTTTCGTTTGAATGTGTCTAAGTCACCGAAACTATCTGGCGAACTCCAAGTACCTGGGGAAAAAACTCCGGCCCTGCGGTAAATTTCTGTGGTTCTTATACATTCATTTACGAGCTTATCGACTCCAGCTTGGTCTTGAGCAATCTTTGTTGCAGTTATTCCCAATATATTAAATACATTAACTTGAATTGCGTTTTTGTAACTTAGAATATTATATCTATTATCCGTGAAATCATTACTCCCGGATGTCAAAACTTTGGGTACTTCATTTCCACCGAACAGAGTATAAATATCGAGTCCAACTTGTGCCGCCTTGTCAATCTCAGTCTGAGAATAAACCTCGGCAGCTTCAGAAAGCTCTTTCAGGTTCATTGTGAGAGCTGTATTTTCCCCATTAAAAAGGACAACGTGCGCCCGAGCCATGTATGTGGCGGCAAATTTCCTGTTGCCTGCTTTGCTGTAGAGCATCCTATAATTCGTCTTGCTTGCAAGTTTGATTTGCCATACAGGGTTAGAACTGGTCTTTTCAAGGTTCGTTGCCTGATCGAAAACATCATAACCCATCACATCGTTGGCCTGCGCCCATTCTGCGGAGTCTTCGCTTTCTTGGTCCGTTGGGTTGTCAATAAAGGTGAATCCCTTGAAGTTTACAAGAGCCTTAACCGCCGCCAGTGCTTCAAGTTTTGTTTCTGGTGCTTCCACCGAACTATCAGCGCCCTGAACGGTAGTGGCTAAACTATTTGAATTGAGCCCCAGGAGAGCCCCCACGAAAGTCCCCGCCGCCGAAGGAATAAAATAATCGATCAGAGAGGTAACGCCTGTTGTGTCGGAGGTTACAATAAATCTACCGTCAACCTCCGACACAGTTCCGCTTGTTACCTCTGCGTCAAGGATCGTCACGACATCCGAAAAATCAGATACGGAAGAAAAATCAACTCCTGTTGCATCAATTTCAACACCGTCAACTGAAATTTTGAACGACCCGTCTGATATCTGCTGAAGCTGCGGAATCGTTACGGACTCGCTTAACTGCTCTCCGGTTAATACCGCCGCACTTGCCGGGACAGTCTCTTCCGCCGATCTCCAGTAAGCCATGACCAGAACACCGCCGCCGCCTGATACCGGGTTAGGAGTTGTCCCGAAAAAAGACCGAGCAAAAGAAGCGGTTTCACTTTCGGTTCCAAAGTCAGCATCAACCGCGCCTGTACTCCGGTAAAGTTCATATCTGTTGTTGGTGCTTAACTTCGTCTGGTCAGAGGTAAAAATAGCAACAACATTCATGTTGTCACCCGCGACCGCTTTCCCCTCTGGCAAGATCCCGACATTAATTACATTTGACAATTCAGCCATTTTATACCTCTGCTATTATTTGGAATGACCCTGTTGGGTTATCCGTTATCATGTCAATCTGAGAGCTATCTATTCTCAGAAGTTCAAATTCGTTTGTTATGTTGTAGCCCATTTTTACTGTGATTTCAAAACGGTTGTTGTACTGCGCGCCTGCCAGCATCTTAAGATTAACGGGCCCCTTTGCCCTATGCAAAGATACAGTCAACCCTGACGCAATATTACGGGCTTTCTGCGACTCATTAAGCGTGGACCATTCCTGAGCATTCAGCAGGGCATTTTCACCATAAAAATTAAGTGTAAACTCTTCCACCTTCGTCTGCGAAATTGTTTTTTGCTCAGTCGTTCCGTTGTACTTAGTCTGAGTCCCGATCCCTACCGATGGAGATAGCCCGTCAATAACAATGAGGTCCTGAGAAAAATCGAGGTCATCATGGTTCGACCTGCCGAATTTTATCTGGCTCTCAGGAATCTCTAAAACATCCCTGGTATACAGCGCCAACAATTTAAGTGGATCAACAGGTGTCATTTGCACTCCTCCCCGACCATCTCACGGTATCCATATCGGGAATAATTCTTCCCGCCGATCACCTTAAATTTAACACCCGGCCAATCTTCGATATCCTCCAGAAAATCACCGATATCAAGTAGTAGTTCTTCCGTATGGATCTGAACGTATTCAAGTCTGTAATCAATATTAGCTACCTTGAGCTTTTCCATGTCCGCTGGCTGAACAACTGCCTGGATTATGGAAGATACAACCGTTTCCGTTTCTTCAAAATCAACAGTCGTAACCGTAACAATTTTTCTTGTAACTGGAAGCGACCATTCTTTTAATACATCGGACATATCAGGGATCATGTTGTCTTCCTCACAACCCATGTAATCGAGTTTCTTAGAGTGCCAGTATCAACTAGCGATTGAGACGAGCCTTTGCGAGTTTTTGTAGCAGTGGCGATATCCTTCCATGATCCATATCCCCTTGTGATAAATGCTTCTTGCGATATATTTTGGGCTGTTACCCCTATCAAGCCAAGAGCATCATTTATAGAACGCCCATTAAAAATCGCGATGAATTGTTTTAATGTGGCTCGCCGTAGTTCTTTGTCTTTTATGGAAAAAGGTGTTCGTAAGAAAGACCTTCTCGGTATAGTTATGAGGTGTGGCTTAGTCACTTTTACGCCGAATAGGGCTCTGTCTTTAGAAATAAATTTAGCGCGCCCACCAACCATTATATAAGGGGTGCCGCCAGGGTGATTGATGCGCGCACCATATTCGTGGTAAGACCCTATTTCTAAGACCGTGGCTCCAGACTCATAAATCGCAGAACCAGTCTTGCCTTTAGGGAGTCCCACAAACACGGCCTTTTTTTTGGAATCCTCAAGCTTTTTGTGAAAGGCCATCGTCTTTTTAAGCATCTGCTCAGGAGTCATACAAAAAAGCCCCCGCATGCCCTTGAACTTGTCATCTGCAAAAACATTTGACCGTATTTAGATGACATAAAAAACGCGCTTTGGTCGGTGGCCTCGCTCACTTGATACGATGTGGAAACACTGCCCACCGATTTACTCGAAACAGCCTGAACAGCACCGTTACCACTTCCAGTTTGCACGACGAATAGGTGAGCGCAAAGATTCAGAATAATCTCTGTATCACAGCTAACCGCCCCGGTATACTCAGCGCCATAATAACACTGATACGCCGGGTCGATACCAGGCCACGCTAAATCCACGGCCCCGGTATCGAATTGAGGAAAACGAGTTTTGAAATCGTCTATAAGGGACATATAACGCCTGTTTCAATCGCCCGGTTAAAGATTTTCATAAATTTTTTGTTGCTCTTGTGGTCTTCGGTTAAAACAAACTCCTTGCCGACTATCACGCCATCGACAAAGACCGACTCATGCCCACAAAAACAACACTTGAATTTTTCATCAGCCTGTTTTTTTGGGGCCATGATTAAACCCCCGTTCCAATCAATCCACAAGTCGACTCCAGAACGTCAATACCAGCGATCCGGTAAACGTAATCGGTTGATTTCCTGAAACCGTTTGTCTCAAGGGGCGCGTTTTTCAGTGGGACGGGGAGACGCATCTTGATTGAATTGGCGTTTGTGGAAACCAGAGACATTACTTTAGTTGCGCCGACATTCTCAGCCCTGGGGGTGGGTAGGAATGTGATTTCTGGATAGTTTTCCTGGAGAGCTTTGAGTACCGAACCATTCCCGGCGGTCGCTTCAAATATGGTCTTCTGCAACCAGTTAAAAGTAGTCACAGGCATAAAGAGCTTGTTTGCCATGTATTCAGGAGTATTGAAAACGGCGTTTCTCTGCTGAAGGATAAAGGCTGTTATCGCCTCATAAGCTGCTTTGGCTGTCCCCGCATCAACCGCCGCTGAAAAAGGAACTGCGGTAAAGGCCGTGGAATTGAGGATTCCATACTGTCCTGATTTAAGCCCGACAAGGCCCGCAGTGTCAAGATCCTGTTTATAGATACGATCCACTTCGGAAACATACCTGGAGGCAATATTATAACCCTCCATTGCAGCCTGCTGTACTTCGGTATCTGTCCATACCGCCTGTGCTGCACGTTCAAACACTGGTATGGTGCTATCTTCCCCGGCAAGAGAGATAAGCCCCTGATCCCCGGAAGATGCTGTTGCAGTCTTAAAACCGCCCTGGCCGCTTACACGAAGAGACTGCACAAAATTTGCATATCCGCCAACGTTGGAAACATCGAAACCTGCGTTCATGAAAACGTTTTCGGGGTATTTCAGTTCGATCAGGGTCGGGTCAATCTTGGTAAGGGACCGGGCAAGCAAGATACCGTCCCCGAATTTCAGCCCTTTGTTGCAGGAATCCGCGAATTTTTCGAACGCGATTTTATCATAAATCTGGTTTAACTTCATCTTTTGCGCTCCTTTATTTGAGGCGAATTGTCCAAACGTTAGGGCTGATTTCGGAAATGAACTCAGCGGTTGTTGCCACAGAATCGGTTACAGCAGTTACAGCTTTTCCGGCATCGGCATCAGCAAGGTTATGAGCGAATACTGCGCCGAACTTAGCCGGGGTTTCTCCGGTTTTAACTTCAACGGTAACGATCCCGGCCCGGACATATTCTACTGCGATTGTATTCGCTGTTTTGTAGGTGTCTCCGTCTTCAATTGGGTTTGCAACGTTTCGGACAACAACTCCTGCTAGAACCGGAGTCGCGCTGGCATCCATGTTGTCAATGCTACCTGTATCAAGTTTTGCGAATCGGCCAATATTCAATCCATCTTCAAACACTTCAGCGGAGAGAATGAACTTTGCAAAAATATCGCTGGGCTGGCCGGAACCAACTCCGGCAACGTCAATGGTGGGTCTTGTGGGAAACGTCATTTTTTAAATCTCCTTGTTCCAAACGTCATCGGTTTTTGCATCACCGAAGTTTTTGTATTTATCTTCAACGGGCTTGATCATTTTGAACGCCAGGGCAAGATCAGAATCCTTAAACTCGTCTTCGTGGCCGTCTTCTTTAAGACAGGCAACCATCAACTCGTTTGGTGTTTTATCGGCAAAATCGAAAGTCTCAGGAAGGATTGTTTTTGCCTTTGCGATTACGGCCACATGCTCTTTTGCTATGGCGGTTGCCGCAACGGTTACAGCATCAACAAACTTTGCGTCTTTCATGTCCATTACTTTTTCCTCATCTTTTTTCTCCGGGTCGGCATCCAAAACCATTTCAGGGTCGGTCATGGGCTCGACATCGGGCTCAAGATCATCACCTTCAAGCTCACCTTCCGTTGCACCCTCGGCAATACCCACAGCTTTTTCGATCGCTGAAATTACCTTTTTAAACTCTGCCCCATCAAGGTTCTCGATATTATCCTGAATCTGCTTGAGAAGCCCCAAGAGCCGTTTAGCTGAAAAGCCTTCAGCATCAATGAACGCTTTCAGGCTATCCACCAGAATTTTACCCATTCCGTTTTCTCCATCTTTAAAAGTTAGCCCGGAACCACCCCGGGCGGAATCCACAATGGCTAAATGCCTCGGGACAATATCATACTGCTCAAAATTGTACTCTTTGTGTTCACGAACTTTTGCAGTATATCCAAGAGAGAGCTGCTTTTTCCCCCCGTCAATCAATTTTAGAACCGCAGAGCCGACCTTTACAGCGTTTGATAGCTGACACGTTGAATCTGTAGCAGCATCGACACATGCAATTATTTCTGTTTCATCGATTAGTCCGATTGTCTGCGCTTCAGTAGGAACGGCATCAACATCGATATGGTCCTCGATAATTGATATTCCATCCATTGCCCCCATGATCGCTGAAATGGTTTCAGGCGAACGGTAAATAGTAAAAATCTTGCTTGCGGGTTCAATGCCGAGTTCGACACCCATGTACTCCTGAACCCCGTCACGTACGCTTGTGAGAGTTTTAGATGCCATATCGAATACCGCTATGGCCTGGAATGCGTGATCCGTCACGGCAACGTCACCGACCATTTTGCACATCCAATATGCAGGAGTAGACCGATCTTTTTGCATATCACATCGTAGCCCGACACCGGAAGAACCATCCGGCATCGCATCAAAGCGAACGCGCACAATATCACCCGCTGAGTTCTCCGCGTATGTGGCAAAGTCCATTTTGTCATCTGGCGTCAGAAATGGCTCGTTTAGTTTAACGGGTGTTCCCCGATAATCCGCCTCCTTAAATTCTTCACCCGCCAATAGTTTTTTTAACAACTCGTCCATAGGCCCCTTTAATTATATACATATCAACTTTTCGTTATATAAAGACATCAATAAATCTTGATATATATAATAAGTATCAATGTTTTGGGTGGTTGTCAAATATTTTGGGGTTTTGGGTATTTAATCCCTTGACAACTAACATCACTTGTTGTAGTCTGTGTTTAAGAGTGAGACAAAAACAACTTAATCAAGGGGGAACAAAATGTCATTTACTGAATACAACACAGACGGTTATAGCGCAGAAGAGATTGCAAATTTAAACGAAGAGTTCTCTTCCAGAATGTACGCCGCAGAAATTGAAGAAGGTTCTGAAAAGTATGACCAAATGTTCCAGGAGTTCTCAAACGAGGTTGCTAAAAGATAAATCAACCGCCCTCTTCGGAGGGCAACAAGGATGACAATGAAACAATACAGCGCCACACAGCTTGCCGAAAAGCTTGGATATAGTCGCGCAAGCATAGCAAACCTTAGAGGGCGGTATGACATCCCAGGATCAAAAAGAATCGGACATCTATGGATATATACCGATGAGTCAGTAGAGTTTATCAAGGGCCTCAAATCAGGGCCTCAAATCAGGGCCAAAGCTCGGTAGCAAAAACAAACCAAAACAGATCGAGAAAGGATAGATTATGAGAGAAGCAAATTTTGAAATTGCTACCAACAATGCGGACCTAAAGACAAAAATGATAATAGTTGGATCGGGAGGTAACTCTCCAGAATTGAAAAACCTGATAGCCCATGGCATCCCAAGGGCAAGAGTAGCTATGAAAAACCTTTCAGAAGCTTTCGAGCAAATCAAACATGCAGCCGCGCTAATGGGTGATGGTCTTAAAACCATCAAGGCAGTAACACCCCATCATGTCAAAAAGACTAAGAGGTACTTTTAATTGAAAAAAACATGAAATCTCTTGATGAATGGGTTGAGAGTTTGAACTACGAGCTGTCAAAATTGGGATAACAAAAACGCCCCGCTTGCAAAGTCAGGCGGGGGATTGGGGATTTGATGAAGATTAAAATTTGGTGCGACAGTGGTGCAAACATACATTCACGAAGATCAGAAGAAATAGATCTTGTTGAATACTTCGGTGTCGAAACTGAAGAAGATGCAGAAGCAGAGTGGAATAGTATGTCGGATGATGAAAAATATAAAATGGTAGAGGAGCACTGGTGGAATTCTGGCCTTGATATCGGATTTGAGGAAGTCTAAAACGAAAACGACACCTTGACTTTTGCCAGGGTGACGAAGGGAGGATGTATGAGCTACGGGTTTAGCATAACATGGAGGCAGAACAATGGAGAAACAACGGTTTCGGTTAGCGGAAGAGATACCTTGGAGGAGGCAAAGGCGGATTGCATAGAATCGGCTAAACATTTCGGATGGACAAACCCTAAGTGGTGGCAATGGTGGAGATTTGGTGATACCAGAGTATGCCATCCTGCCCAAAAAGAAACCCCGCAAACTTGACAGGCAAGTAGCGGGGTAAAAGGTAGATATCTATGGAAGTTGATATTAAATCGGCAATTTGCGGAGTAGGAGGGCTGGCATTGATAGCCTATGCATCTAATATATGGGTTTCTTTGGGAGCTTTTGGAATTATTTTAAGCCACTGGATGGATTGCCACAGAGAATAGAAAAAGCCCCCAAAACCTTGACTTAATAAGGAATGGGGGCTATAATCAGGCCAGTTGATCGAGATCTTGTAAATCTTGGTCAACCTAATCTCAACTTTCTATTTACGGGATAGAGCAGCAAGACTAAAAACACACTACCACATTGTGGTATCAAGGTCAATATCCCAATAGTTTTTCCAAGTCCGTTAACGGTCCATCCTTGGAATATCAAACGATTTGAACCAAGCTTAAAAAAATCAAGATCACTCCATGGTCTGACCCGGTTAAACAGGTAAACCAACGCACATTAGGCGACCACGGCCATAACGGTGGGGCGAAGAGGTGACTCTCTATAAAAAGTACCTGATATAGTGGAGTGAACCTTTTTCCTGCAAGGGTTTTGGTAATGGTGGTATCTGCATAGCTTACCGAATAGGTAGGTGTAGCTTAAGGGCGGTGCGGGTATTCGGGTAGCTCTATGCCTAATCAATAGTTACTTTATTTTAAAGGGAGACTTATGAAAAAAGAACGATTCGAAGAAATAATGGAAGAAGATACGCCGATATCGACTACGGAACTCTGTGATACTCTTGCCGGGTTGAATATTATCGCAAAATACCTGCCTAATTCAGGCGTAGAGGCTGCTCAGCATGACCAGATCTATGGTTGTGGTGTTGATGCTCTAATTGAAGCAGGTATAACAGAGGAGGATTCAAAGAAACTGAATGCCTTTGGATGGTTTGTGGACGATGACGATCTTTCAACCTTTGTTTAGCTGAATAACACACCAGTAAAGGAGGATGATATGAAGATTACGGACGAAGAACTATTAGAATTGATTTGGCATGAACAACTGAGGCACATAGCTAAAAACGTTCGTGGAAAATATGTTGGCGGAAGATATGGGTTACACGAAGAATCTTATCTTTGGGTTGATTCTGCAACACAGCTCCAGCTTTGTGCCAGAACTTCCATAACAAAAGAAATATCAGCAGGCCATCTTTTAGTAAGGCTAAAGAAAATGATTTCAGAAGGTAAATTGACCGACATTAAGCGTTCCGGCCTTTACCGCATTGAAGAAGAAAAATATCCAGAGATCTATGAGGCAGCTGTTTCCTTTTGGGTAGATAAAGGGCTACCACGGCCAACTAACGGCAGCGTAAATCCAATAGAAATGACGGTTGAGGATGCTATAACCATCGGCCGAGATTGCGGGGCCATGCTTATTGATGCCTTTGGCAAACTTCATTAGTAAATAACATACCGTAAAGGAGGATGATATGAGCAAGTTCAGAAAAAAACCAGTTGTTGTAGAAGCAATCGAATGGAACGGCACCAATATTGACGAGCTGTTTAAATTTGTCGAAGACCCAAATATAATAGACTATTGGGAATCTGCATATGACACAGTGATTATTAAAACTCTTAAAGGTGAAATGGTAGCAAGCAAGGGGGACTTTATTATCAAAGGCGTAAATGGAGAGTTCTATCCATGCAAGCCTGATATATTTTGGAAAACATACGATAAAATATAACCCCAACCCCGCCGATCCGGGATTTTTAGGAGATTGTGATGAAAGACCTTTATGCCTGCAAACAATGTGGTTTCGTGAGCACTTCCCGATCCATGTTTATAACTTTTGATAATGTATTTCCTCTATGTAACGGCTGTGCACATAGAAATGAGCATGACCCAAAATCACAAAAAGAATTTGACGGAAGATTTTATAAACAACAATAACACTCATGCTATATTTGTGCTGAACCTGTTTTTAGGCTGGACTTTTATCGGCTGGGTGCTGGCGCTGGTTTGGGCTTTTGTCGGGAAAGAATAGGGAATCCCCCGGCCACATAATGACCGGGGGATTCGTTATGGTTTAAAGAATTTCCGCACCGTCCTTTGTGAGCCCACAGATTATGTCATAAACGTTTGCCGATGTGTCCTGAAATTCGAGCGTTACAGTGACTCCGTGCAGTGCCACCGCAGGAGTCACCCCCGCCGTAAACGAGATGGAAACTGGGGTGATATCTCCGGCGTCTTTCTGGAGTCTGACAAGTCGCTCCTGTATAAGTTGGTCAACCCCAGGTCCCCCAGCGTCTAATGACGTAAACTTAACAACAAGGCGCTTGTCTCTTACTAACGCATCCACGTTAAAGTTGACCGAGAACGAATAATTTCCGTTATCCTGATCAGGTGTAAACTTGTGATTAACATCATCCCAATAACTTGTAACTCCATCGGGGTATCTTGAACCATCTAGTATGGCCTTATCATTTAATAATGGCAACTCACTGTTAGAAGCGTAATTCCGTGGTACTCCTGCCGTGGAGCTGTCAAGGTAATTTGCATAACCTGTGGTATTATTTATCTGCGTTATTGTTGCGACATCAGGCTTATTTTTAATAAAGTCATCAACGAGTGCGCTTGCTTGATTCCAATCTGACTGGACGTTGACCTCTGCCCCGGCTTCTATGCCAGATAGCTTGTCTCTTTCTGTATCTAATAAGACTTTAGCCGTGGCCCCTTCAACCATATTTGTCATGCTGAAAACATCATTACCGATATTGGTGGGATCGTATACAGCTTTTAACATATCGCCAAGATAACCCGTACCCGTATCAACCCATGCCGATGCCGTACCAGACCAGTAAAAAAGGTTAGCAGACGGCGTGGTCACTGTAGCAGTATCACCATCGTTTGCCGTTGGATAGGCAGCTTCTAAAGCGGTCACATCAGCGAACACGCCTAAATAATGCCCTTCATGTATGACTTCCGTCCATATTTCACTCTGTCGCGCGTACTGCTTCCCGTCAAGCGGAGCTTCGTCTACCAGATCCACGAAGGTTACAATCTGCCGTGTAACCTCCTGATAAGGGTTAACGCCATCACCGAATAAATCCCCGGTGTCTGCATGGTAATCTACGTCTAATACTTCACCAATAAGCAGACCCAAAGGCGCTTCCGTTAAGTCAATATTTACGTCTCCAGTGGCATCAACTACAATATCTTCGCCCTCTTCAGCGTTCCATGCTGCCTTTGATGGGTAATAATATATTGCTTCTCCAGTGCTTTGTGCTACCATTCTGATTCTCATTCCTCCCATAGTCGAAAGGGGTGTGCATTTAAGAATTAGATTATTTATAAACTCACTGGCCGTTGCTGCCACCGTAAACATTCCCGACAAAGAAACAGCTGTTGAAAAATCAGGTTGTACTATAAGTTGCTGATTAGCTCCGATATCAAGTGTAAATGGCTTTGTGGACCCCGTTTCGTCGTAGGAAAACATCGTGGGGATATATCTGATTCCTGTCAGTGTTGAATTGAATAGCGGGATAACTCCGGCCGCTGACATCTTCAATCCTTCACCTACTTGGATTGTGCCGGGAGGAACCTCAATTGTTTCATCAGATATGATATTTTCACCCGAAACGCCTGACCAATGTAACGGCGAATCTTCAAAAGCACCGGCTAATTTCACAGGAATATTTGTGTCGGTTGTATTGTCGGGTGTTCCATTATCCCCGACCCCTGGATAAACTCTTTTCCATCCCATCAGACCACCTCCCCTACGTTAATCAGGCCGTCAGTGTTTGGAGAAATAGCCCACGCGCCTGCGTCCGATGCGTCATTTTGCCATGTCTCGAACGGTTTGATTAGTCGTTTTCCGCTTGCGCCTATGACGGGAGCTGCTAATCCACTATAAAGTTCTACGATAGTGGAGCCTATGTTCTGGACTGTGATTGCTGTTGCTACGCTGATACCTGTTGCGTCGTAAAGATCAACAGGCGTGTTTTTTGGTAGGGTTGTATCTGGTAATGTATCTGGCATTTTATTCCTCCGGTATTATTGCTTTTGATGTGCATCTACAATTAAAATCTGTGCCGGGTTGTAACCACTGGCCATCCTTGGAACTATAAAGTCCTTTGGATAGCTCGTATGTTTTGCCGTGTCTGTCTTCATGGGCTGGCCTAACGCGCTCATCTCTGGACGTTTGCCATATAGCTTGTGTGATACCAAGCTTCTGGTATCGTATCTTGTTTGACAGGCCATTGAAAGATGATAGCTGATTCCGGGCAATGAATCTGCTTTGATTGACCTGCTTCACGCTTTCTTTGTCGTACCCTTCAATCAGCTCGTCATACGTTGCCCCGTCTGCCATCATACGCAAGGTGTTGTTGGCAAAATACGCAAGGTTATCATCAAGATTCTTTTCAACCCACTTTTGAGTTTCCATAATAAGGGCGTTAATTTGTGGCCCGGTCCCTTCCTGCGCAATCATGGCCGGAACGCTGATACCTATTCGATCCTCAATGGACTGATAAAATAAAGTCTGGTTTGTTCTATTCAAAGAGTTTAGGGTTTGAGATACAGCACTATTAATCCGGCCCTTTGAATATTTCTTGTGCAAATTCCGCTTAGCCTGTGCATCCAGGCCATTGAATATCGTTGCCCAATTTCCTTTTTGAGCGTCTGCAAACTTATTTACCGTGCCAACGTTCAGCTTTTTTATCGTGTTGTTGAAATAATATTTACTGGCCTCCTCGGCCATCTTCACAAGCATGTTTTCGAACTGTTTTTCGAAACCCTTTGGATATGGCACGGCCTTGATAGCGGTTTCTTTTGGGAGGGTTAATCGCTTTGCCATTATTGCACCGCCTCAAGAGGCTTTGTGGACCCCTCCACCACATCACGCATAAGCTCGGTCGCCTGGGCCTCATCAATAGGAAATGCATTTACGAGCATCTGGATACCTGTAGACTTTGGCAGCTCACCCATTGAAACGCCCACGATGATATCGTACATAGATTTGACCTGCGCGCCGTTTAATGCCGCCGCCGGATCTACCGACTGATCAATATCGTCAGTAGTATCAAAATCAAACAGAGGATCCTCTTTAACGAGCCCTTTATCCTCCAAATATGAATGATGGTCCTCTCCCATGCCCCGGAGCTTGTCAGCCACCTCAACAACTGCCTTATCATAATTGACCTGTTCAACTGCGCTCAAGTTATTTGATTCTGAAATAGTTACCGGGTCCATGCCGATTCTAATAAAAAGCTCGTTTACCCGGTCAAAGATGTAATCCGCAAGGTATGCGTCCATATTGTCGTTAAATATCTGTCGTTCTGTGTCTCCGGTGGAGTTCAGCCCTTTGACATTCTCGCCTATAAGCATAGGGACCGGGATACCAGTAACCAAGGCGAGGCCGTTCATGGCAATGTCATAAATATCTTTGATCCCTGATAAGGTTTGGGAAACGGTTTTAACATCATCGTTCTTGTCGATGATCCCGGCCCCGTACATGCCTCGCATGGTTTCGAGCTGTGCGAAGAATGATAAAAGGGTGTTTTCCTGCTTTGTTGCAAGTTTTTCCTTGAACCCGTCCACCTGGTAAAATACCGTACTCATCTTTTCAACTATGCTTGCGTTAGCCCTGGTGATAATCCCCTTTTGTTTCAGCTCGTCAAGGATCAATTCAGCCTCGGAAACGCCAGCATAGTCATAATTGGGGAGGTCGTCTTCTATCGGCTCATAATACGTAAAATCTATAACCCGGGTCCAGTGGATCGGCTCACCGTTTACCGAATACATGCCGGGTTTCATATATCTATCTGCCATTAAAGAGGTGCCTACATCCTGGGTAGACACCTTGGTCTTGTCAAACACCCGGAGAACCATTTTTGATAGGGTTATAGATCCATTGGCAAGTGGCTTTGCCAGATCGTCACCCTTCATGCCGATGACTATAACTCCCCGGCCGAATCCGAGTTGGTACATACACGCACGTTTGACCTGCTTTGCAATATTCTCATTATAAAACGTCTCATCTTTCGTGCTCGAAAAATCAAAGGCGTTTTTAAGCGCGTACCCGGTCTTAATACGGATGATCTTTGAGAATGTCCCGTTTTTGAATACCGCTGAAAGCTCTGTGTCGTCCATTTGGGTATGAGCGAAGGCGTTGGTGTTCAGCGCGTTACGCTGGTTTATCAAGCTGTTTGAAAAGCTGGATACCCCGTCTTGAAACCCTTGAGCCTTAACTTTCTTAACTTTCTTTATTTTATTTCGGTTCTTTTTTGCCATTATAATATTGCTCCGTAATCTATTGAAGGGCTTCCAAGGAAATATTCGGTGGCATCCATGGTCGGGTCTATTTGGTCATCATGCGTCCCGTTTGGTGCTGCGTTAAACTCTGCCAAATAATCAGAAAGCCATGGTGCATCCTCTGGAAGATGAACATTCCCGGAAGAAATAAGCGGTGTTGTACAGTGCATACGGACTATTTTATCAATGCTGCGCTGTATGCCGACTATCGGGATTCCCTCACGCTTTAGCGATTGAATCAAGCCTGTACCGCTTGCCTTATCCTCTATGTTAACAGACGAGCATACGCACCCATTAGCATCACGGTGTTTATTATAGAATGCCCTTGCATTTATTTCAAGCTCTGGCGCTTCCCACTTGCCCCTGATCTGATCTATTAAATAGATGGCGCCGAAGTGTGACTCTCCCCAACACTGAAATACGGAGTAATCATTTTTCTCTGCCGTTTTCATAGCAGTGTCTCCGAATATGGCCTTTCTTTTTATCGGAGGGAGAGCCGTATAATATTTCCAATGCTCGGACTTAAACATATCCCCGCCGAGTGCCGTTGGTGACTGCTGATACATTGCCGACCAAAAATATTCACCCAAAATCTCTTTTGTTTCGAGCAACTTATCAATAGGGTGTAATTCAGGAACCAGAGCCGACCCTTCGTCACTGATCGCCTTGAATGCAAGAACTATTGCCTTACTATTCTTCTCAATGACACGCCCGGATAAATCGTCCTCTGCCCACCGGGTCGCCATGATAATCTGGCCGCTATTTTTTGATAAGCGCGTTGTAAAGGTGGAAACGTACCAATTCCAAACGCTGTTCTTAGTGGTCTGTGATAATGCTTCCTTGGCGTTTTTTATCGGGTCATCAATTATGCCAAGATCTACTTTTTTTCCGGTCAGGGGACCGCCGACACCCTGGGCAACGTAACTACCCTTACGCCCAACAATTTCAAAAGTCTCACTGTTACGCTTCGCCTCAACATCTATGGTCACAACTCTTTTAGAGTTTAGTGCTGAATCAGGAAAAAGGTTGCTGTACTCCTCCCCCATCATAATGCGCTGAACATCCCGGTTCATATCGGATGCCAAGTCTTTACCATACGACAATCCCGCTAATCTCTGATCGGGGTATAAACCGAAGAAATAAGCGGGTAGGTATCGAGATACAATATCACTTTTACCGTGTTGAGGTGGGGCTCCCAGAATAAGAACAGGACGTTCCCCGTTCATCATTTTTACTATAAAAGTATCAATTTCATCACAGACCTCCTTTGAGAAGTCCGAGACGATATAATCAGGATTGATATAGATAATGAAATCCTGTAAATTCCTCCGAGCCTTACGCCGGGATAGGATCTCTTTAGCTGCTTCAGCTTTTGTCATCGCCAACAATCTTTAAAAGTTCATCGTCGGTCATTTCCCTGGCAGCCTTCGTTTCAATCGGCCCACCGTCTTTCCCGGTATGCTCGTTAACGGTTGTCTCTTTCCATCCTGCCTGGGTTTTAAGATAGAATATGGCGCTGGCCGTGTCTCCGGCCTTTGCGTTTTTCACAAGAGAACCTGCTATTTCTTCAATAGCTTTTGCCTTACCCACTTTATATCGTTCAGAAACCGCAGGTTGACGCTCTCTTATCTCATAAAAGGTTGTCCTGCTTATCCCAAAATAGTCGGCTATCTGCTCAGTACTAAGGCATGATGCTAATGCCTCAACTTGGGCAAGCTCATCTTCATTAAATGCTCTTGGTTCCGCTGGCATTACCGCCTCGCAATCTCAACAATTTTAGCCAAAAACAGGAACGGGAACAAAAGGCCCATAGCCATAAACGCGACTGAGTACGGTTTCCCATCATACCATAGAAAATACTGAGCCGCCCCAATTGGTGAGCATATCACCGTAAAAATGAACATCAAAATAACTGAGAATACATCAATTCCTTTAACTCTTTTTCCGTTATCTTCTGCTATTTCTGTCATACAGTCATCCCCCTTTTTTATTTGCTCGTTCTTTAGCCCATGCAATTTGTTCCCTTGCGATCCTGGCTACAACGTCACCTGAGATATTTTCTCTACTTCTGATTTCTTTTGTTAATGCTCTCATGGCTCTTGTTGTGTTGACCACATCGTTAGCCATAATACCTACTGTTATGGTTAGCGTTGTCTGGGCTTTAGCGATGCTTTCCAACATCTTGCTTTGGCTTGCGCTCGTTTCTTTGGTCTGCTGAAGCGTGGTATTAATACTTGCCACGGCTTCAGAAAGATTGTTTTGCCTTGTGAACAAAAATCCGAATAAGATAACGAGCACACCTGTAGTTACGGTCATGGAAGACCAGAAAACCGTAGATGAACATTTAGTATCCACTCGGTCCTCTAACCTCGCAAGAGCGGAGTTAATTTCATCGTTTTCCATCGCCCCTGCCAATCGCATTGATAATTACTCTGATTATGTTCATGCCGAGCTGAAGCCACCCGTTACTTTTTAGGCTTGAGTGGGCTATTCCTTCGGAGCCTACGAGAGCCCCTGCAATAAAGGGTACAATGTCAACAGCCATTTGTATTGTATCCGGAGACAGTGATTCAAGTGAGATCATATTAAACGTCCTTATATAAGATTAAAATTACAAGTCAATATAACAATACATAAAAAAAGGCACATGGTCAAGTTTATGACTTTAGCATGTGCCTTGATGGTTATTTTTTATTTTTTTACAATCTCTTCAATTTTAATGTAAGGCGATCTGATAGCTTTATTATTGCCGTACATATCGACATATGTTACTGCAGATGGTTTCATGTAGACGGACTTAGCTTTAACAGCCTTAATCCTTTGGTGCAGCGGCCCCGGCTTATCCGGCGTGTAATATTCAACATAAGTGATCCGGTAATTTGCCAAACAAATGGCGGGTATCATAAGAATTAGCGCTGTGATTAATATCATTTTTTTCATGTTATTCAACCTTCCGAATCTCAACGTTGCATGGGGTGAAATATTTATCTTGGCTATATGTCCCGTTGTGAGTCAATTTTTTAAGAGTTAACCCTTCTACTTTTTGGGGATAGAGATACCAACCTTCCCTCATTGGGGAAACCAATATAGCTCTGTTACTATCATGCTTTTGTACAAAATAAAGCGATCCGTCTTCATGCAAAAAGGTGTCTCCGATCTTAACAACCGGGTCCGAAACCTTAGCCTCAATAAATCCGAGTTGTAAAAGTTCATGTTCAATCGGGGTGTGCTTCCACTCCTCCTGGGTATTTGTTCCGGCTTCAAAAAAATGCGACGGGTCTGTAACTTGGTACATTTTTTTGAATACAGATCCCGAGATATCAGATTTTGAAATATCATCAAGATTAAAGCTTTTTGATATAACATACTCAACGCCCCCCTCCTTAATCTCCTGCCTTTTGTCGTTGTATTCGGTGTCGGATCGGTCTCTTTTTATAATCCATGGCTCTGGTTTATAACAAATTTTCCCCGTTTCTATATAATTGTGAGGAGCGCCGCCAGGGCAGGTAAGACAAATGCTCCCTGGTGATGCAACTCTCGTCAGGCATATATTTTTAAGGTCTCCAACCTCCGAGCAATCCTCGGCAGTTGGGTTTTCTTTCGCTGCGATCTCTTCCAGCGCTTCTTTGTGTGTTTCGCCGTTGATGCCGGGCCATGTTTGTTTATCGCCTTTTGTGCCGCGGAAGGGCTCAGGATCATAGCATCCTTCTCGCGGGCTCATAAGCGTATGGGCTGAGCTTGCCAAACATCCTGAGCATGGGTTCAAGTTTTTACAGATCCACAAGTTTAGCTCTTTCCCATACCGTTCGATGGCCTCTCCAATCAAGCCGCACAGTTGATCATCATTGACATAGCATAAGCATTTCTCTGCGTCGTATTTTTTTAATTCATCCAGCCATGATCTACATATGTCATTTTCCCCAGCACCTACGCATGTGCTGCACATCATATTATCATCGTTCCACTTCAAAATCCTATCATAATTCATAGCCGCATCTATCCCCCAAAATAAAATTATGATTATTCGGATATTAGAGCCTCTTTAAATTCAGCAACGGTGCAAATATCAAGAGTAATCAGATTATCTCTATAGTTCCACCATCCATCCACTCTTGAACGAAAAATATTAGTTAAGGCTGGCTTAACATCCTCTTTATTAAGCGTAGGAAAAACATCTGTCTTTCCGAGCAAGAACCCTTTATTTTCAAGAAACCTGCCTTGTTTAGCCATTTGCCCTAAATCGCCGTTAAGTAGAAAAACACTCATGCCGTACTCCTAAAATAAAAAAGGCCCTTAATTCTATAGGGTCGAGTGAGGCTTTTGCCTCCCCATAAAACAAGGGCCTGAATAATTTGGTTTCCATCCGACTCGACTCGAATGATTATTTATTGCATTTTGGGCCGATTTTGTCAACCCAACATTAAGAAAGCGTCTTGTATTCCGGTGTAATAATCGTCGACAAGCTTGCAGATATCGATAGTTAACGCTTCATGGCTATCGATGAAAAACGGTTCAACGATCGTACATGGAGATTTAGTCCTGTGGAGTAAGTAACCGCCTCTCCCATGCTTGCTGCGGATCTTTACGCACCTTGATGGCGTTTCATGCGTAAGTTCGCTGTACATGCTGAGGGCAAGCAAATACCCATGGCTGCTCCCGGAATAAAGAGCCTCTTTGCCTGTGGCCTTGGTATCAAAAGCGTTGCAATGAAGCGCAACAATGAAAGCAGGATTTTCGGCATTGATCCGTTTAACTAATCGCGAAAAACTACCTGCCTGATAAATAATCTTGATATCAAACGGGGCATGTTTCACCTTATTCTTGAGCGCCGTAGCAACTAAAGAGTTAAAAATATACTCTGTCATTCCGGTGGAAGGGTTACTGCCCCCCTCCTTGACATCCCCAAAAATTTAATATAATAATCAGCCATCATTCTTCCCCAAGTTTGGCCCCGCTCCTGTGTATTAATGACCGGGGTTTTTTATTTTGTCTTCGTTAAAACAGACCCTAATAAAGCCCCGGTTTCTTCGTTTATAAAATTAGACGTAATCTCATTTTTACCATCATCTACCCATGTAAGTTCAGGGAACTTAAACACTTGCCCCAAGGCTTCAAATGCTGCCTGTGTAGCCTTGTATCCTAATATTGCATGGGTAAGCTCAGACAAACATAATTCTATTTTATCATGTGGTATCTTGTTAAAAATATCTTCAATGGTTGTTAATTCATATTCTTTCGGTTCGCTCATAATCCCCTCCGTATTCTGGTTATTTAATTAAGAGCCGTAGCCGTAGCCGTAGCCGTCGCCGTCGCTGTAGCCGTCGCCGTCGCCGTAGCCGTCGCCGTAGCCGTCGCTGTAGCCGTCGCCGTCGCCGTATCCGTATCCGTAGCCGTATCCGTAGCCGTCGCCGTAGCCGTCGCCGTATCCGTAGCCGTATCCGTAGCCGTCGGACATTACCAGTTCTCCATATTACACTCAAGCACAAGGGCTATTTTAGACCGGGGCATTTTATGCGTGTATGTATGGCCCATGGATGTATTAGGCAGAATCCCCTTATCAGCCAGTTCAGAAAGGTGTGCTTTTGTTCCCCACTGAATTATACAACGAGCGTTTTTAATTTCCACAAGCCAGTTATCGGTATCAAGATTAACATTACCAACAAGGCACAACCCACGATCATCGTTCATTATTATGCGTAAAGGTTCTGTAGCTTCGTCAATAAGTGCTACGTAATTTATACTATCTTCTCTTACGTATTTAACATCATTAATCATCATTGTTTCAGGTTTCATTTTGTTCTCCATTAAAATAAAAAAGACCCGAAAATTAATGCTGGTGAGAGGATGTTAAAAACATCGAGCATATTTTCGGGCCTTAAATTGATTAGATTGTCTTAGCCCTCTCACAAGCTGGTTATTTATTGCATTTGTAGCCGATTTTGTCAATCAAAGAATGTGCTTAATTTGGTGGTGCGGGGCATCCCAACCCCAATCGTACCCATGTTCTAACTCTATACCAAGGTTATACGCCGCTTCACTCATAGCGTTTTTAATCCTTCTGAAGCTTTGTTTTTTTCTAATATCGCTCATGCCCCCGTATCCTACTGGATAAAGATCAACAGCGTGGGAATAAAAGTCTTCTTGAGGTAAGTGCTTGCTCTTCATGGCCTTGCTTTTGCCATCTGCCACAAATACCGCCTGCTGTTCTTTAGTCCTTACTGCGCCTTTACCGACACCAAAATCAATCGTGGTATATTTACGTAGTGCCAGGGCAACACATGCCACAAGCAAAGGGTGAACCCCGTCCATCCTGTGTGCTGATCTATTCGATAGCTTAAACATTAAGCGAACTCCTTGTTGAAAACGATATTGTGGTTAAGAATTTTCTTTCTGCTTTAGATGCCATTAACCCATACTCCCTTCGTTAAATGGAACCTTCTTAAAAGTAAAACCAGTAGGATATATAACAGCCCGTACTCTTGTAAATTTATCGTAAAACTCTTCTTCTTCTCTGCAGAAGAGCAGAGCACCTTTCCGATATATAACCATTTTCTGTTTCTCGCCTGCGACATTGTTGGTTGTGTTTATAACACCTTCTTCAAGAACGGTATAAACGTCACCGTTATTTTTATTCTTGTATTGGCATTCCATATCCCCTCCGGTTATTTTTTATTTTCATCTGAAATAGCATGAACTCTGATTAATGTCCTTGGGCCAAAACTATCTCCTGGATCACAATATTTCTTTTCAATTCTACCCTCAACAATCTGGCAATCATCCCGCCATAGATACCCATTAAGAGAGTCCATAACGAATTTATCAAGATTATCGCGGTCTGGCTTAATGGTGTGGTACTTCGGAGCTGATGATTTAAGTTTATCGGCGTTTCTTCCGGTCCCATAATGCTTTTTAGGTCGTTTCATTACAAAGATTAAATCAAGGCGAATGGGCCCCACTATAGGCTTTATATTTCCTAATCGAGTGTGTACGTACACTAAAAAACGGCCCTCGTCCGTATCGCTTGGATTGTACGTTTTTACACCCGTTCCAACCCTGGCGAACCTTGGACGCTTTTTGGCAATTGGATTTCCGGGAACCTCGATATAAATTGGTTTCATATTTTACCGATCTCCTTCCAGATGCCGCCGCACCAAAATACAACATCTTCTAGGCAGTCACATCCCCATGCACATTTAGCCAGATCTTCTATAAAACAACATCCTATACAAACGGTTTCTGATAGTAGATTATCGATAGAAACTTTCACCAGCTGATACCAAACCCCACCGAATTTACGAACGTGCGTTTTCTGTGTTCTATGCATCTATTCAGCCTCCAGCCATTTAAGGTATCGCTTTGTTTCTGTTACGATACATTTATCTTCATGGTGAATGTTATTAAAATGCTCTGCTGAAGTATGGCAATGTTCGCAGAAGCAAAGGCCAGCCTCATAGGTTATAGCTTTAGAGATAAGGGCTTCAGAAATCCTACGCTTCTGCTCGTCAACAACCGGCTTTTCACCCTCAATCTTTTCAATAAAATCGACTATTTTACAGGCGAAATCCCCAGCAAGATGTTTTTCTATGTACCGGGTAAAGGTGCTATCTTTGATATCGTTTATAAAACGTCCTACTAAATAGCGCCTTGCGTTTTCTGTTTTCATAACTCCCCATAATCGGTTTATTCGTGCGTAAAATACTCAGCGATCATGTCCCACATACCTGGAAACTCTTCGTTTTCGTCTATCCATCCCAAAACAAAAGATCCGAATTGTTTTCTAATTATCCATGCGTGTAGAGTTTTCATAATTCAATCCTCTCCCCGAACATCTTTTCAATGTGTTTTAGCATTATCGGTTTTGGTTTTGGCCTGTTGTCATTGCCCTGCCAGTCTTCCACGGCCCTGCCAGATTTACCGATCATCTCCCCGAGCTGGTCATTTGTAAACCCATTTTCCCGCCTGATCCGCTTTATGTAGTCGCTGATTTTTTCTTTCATACTCAACCTTTGTTGCCCCGTTTCCGGGGCTTTATTTTAAATTTCGTACTGTGTACTGTAATTGTCATCGTCAGTGAGGAGCATAGACTGTCCTGAATCAACAATGTAAGAGTTCATATCATCACCAGGGTGCACCGGGTGGTCGAAATAAACATCAACAGTATCATTCAGACATATATTTTTAACGCTCAAACCATCACGATAATCGGCTTTCCACTCGTCTTTATTGTTCTGATTTGCAATAAACGCTTCTACGTATTCTTTAGCTGTGAATTTTTCCATGATATCTCTCCTTGTTGCCCTCCGGAGAGGGCTTTGAATTGGCTATTTTTGTGTGATTAATTTTCTGTAATACTTAATATTGTCAGGATGAAACTCTTCATGAAATTCAGCTTGATCAAGGAGAAAATTAGCTGTGTTTAGATCTAATTTCTTTAACATTTCAACAGTGTGAGTTGAACATGTATTCGGAGATGATCTTATATGTCCAATTGTCTCATATAAACAGTCTTCAAGAAGTTGTGAAAACATTTCGTATCTAAGATTAACTTTTTTAAGTTTCATTTTGCTTCTCCTTGATTAAGTTGTTTTTGTCTCACTGTTAAATTCAATATACGGGAGTCCCGTATCAATGTCAACAACATAATCACAGAAAAATCATTTATTTTTTAATCTGTCGTGATACATGTCTTGTAATTCATGCAGTCCATACTCACCTATGCCCTCCTCTTTTACAAAATCACCAATGGATTTGTTGCACTCAAGGTGGTATTTAAGTGTTGAGAAATCGCCGTCATAAACACCAGCGGAATAAAAATATAGCTCCCCGGCCTTAATCGGTTTACAACACCAATCACATACATGATCTTTCCGGGCTTTTTGAATTACATTTTTAAACTGTGGCATATTCACTCCCCCATATCATTTATATTTCAGCCCCAACAAATCGTAAACCCCCTGCGTAACCCGTGTAGGCAGGCCGTGAGAGTGGAGGTATATTAATAGTTTTTTAATTTTGATCATCCCATTATCCTGTCTATTGTCCCGAGATTAAGCACTGGCACCATGTAATCTTTTACGCCTAATTTTTCTTTAAGAGTTTTGGTTGTATCCTCCTTAACTTTTGGTGAAGTGTAACACCACGATGACAGAGGGTTTGTTCCATCTCTATCGATTAGATAGTACAAACTTTGCCCGTCAGGGTTAATTTGTCCCCGATGAACGCTCTTACATTTAGCAACGTGGGCAACGCAGACGACACCTGCATCAGATTGAAATTGTTTTTCAAGATTAAGTGCGAATCTTGGTTTTTCCAACATACCAGATCCACCCTTGGCATGGTCCTTTCCTGGCTGTTTTTGGACCAAAAGAAAAACTATGCCGTTCCCCATTGCATCATATATTTTTTGGACCTCTGAAACTGTTTTAGAATAGTCTCCGTTTCGTGTCTCAAGAAAGTCAATGAACACAAATCCATTCTGCATTTCCTTATCGTTTTTTATCAGGTCATAGGGCTCAAACTGGCGATCAATAAACGTGCATCTTGAAAAATCTTTAATATCCCCAAACCTCATCACGTTACTCTTTAATTCTGCTGCACTCATCTCTGAAGTGATATAAAAAAACTTTCGGAATGGTTCATGCAGGTACATTGCAAGATTCTCCCGTAAAGTCTCAAGGGCTATGGTAGTTTTCCCTGCGTTAGCTTCCCCGGCTATCATAACAATATTACGTGGGCTTAACCGTACCGATGATTGCAACCCAAAAGGAAGCCAGAATTCAACCATATCATCCATGTGCTGCGCTGTGAGGTCTAAAACATTAACCTCACAATCTCTAGCCCGGTAAGTCCCACGCCTGACGTCATCCTGCTCAAGGACACCAGAGTATAAAAGTTCGCTTATGGCCTCATCCCTGGCTCGTTTGTCCTCAAGGGATATAATACCAAGTTCCCGGTCAATATCCATCGTGGTAAATTTTCCGCGCTCAAGGGCTGCCCATCCTTTGACATGTTTCTGTATTACAGTGCGCCTATCGTCCCAAGGATCGGACGCAATAGCCTTAACCCTACCTATCCCCTCAAGGCACATTAGATCGTTGAAGTCCGTGGGCTTTGTGCTTGTGTCAACGAACACAGGAAATATAACAGCACAACCAAAATCACGCTGGCATTTTAACCCTGCTATCCTGCCAGCGTTATATGGAATACAACCCGCCTTATATTTTGAATCGTCTTCATCCGCGCAAACTATTATCGGCACATCTGTTTTACTGCGGACATTTTTACAAACTGCGTGCATATTTCCGGCATTGAACGCCACAAAAACGGTTCTGCCCGTAGCTTCATGTATAGTCGCCGCCGTTGAATATCCCTCACAAACATAAACCCGGTCGTTGAATCGGCCTTTTATGATACTGCATGACCCAATAATCTCACTACCGTACAAAAACTTCTTTACACCTGTTTCAGATATCCGCTGTAGGCCCACCAGCCTAATTCCTGCGGCATACATCGGCACAATGAGGGTGGTAGTACCCTTTTCTGTTTTGAGTCCATTCCCGGATATCTTCTTACGCTTGAGATAGGGATGGTTTTCCAATGCTGGTTGACCATGCTCCCATATTCCCAAAGCACTGTGCGCACCTTTTTTGTGTTTTGCTTTTGCTTCCTCCCTTGCGGCCTTCTGTTGCTCTTTCATTTGAGCTTCAAACCGTGCTATTCTTTCAGGGTCGGCCGTGCCGCTGGCAAACGAAGACCATTTTTCCGTGTCAACTAAAGACCAGTCCCCGAAAGCTCCCCCGGCGCAATCCTCGCCAAGAAACATTACATACCAGCCATTCTTATTTTTACCGAATCTGTGAATTTTTTCATCGGCAACGATATCCTCCGGGTTTAATCCAAACGTTCCCATATGCGATCTGAAGTCTTCAATGAAATTCATATAATCTCCCCCGCCTCTCTTCGTGCTCTGATTGCCGCACATTTTGCAGATGCTTTTTCTATATTGTCCCAATGCATTTCAAATTGTGGGGCTTCTTCTTCAATAATTGGTATTTCATCGGGCCTTAATGCAAAAAATGATTTCCATGAGTTTGTGATGGATTTTTCTATAATAACGCCCTGTAGCTCATACTTCCCATTGCAAGCTTTATCCAATGCCGTAATCAAACCCTTTATCGCTTTTGGTGTAGCTGGACACCTTCTGTCTTTTCGGTCCTGAATGAATCCATTAAACAATTCTTGGTTTAGCCATTCTGGATATTCAATCTCTTCTTTTAGTGCTTTAGGAGAAGCTTTTTTCTTTGGTTCTTTTGGTTTAATTGGTTCTGTTGGTTCGTGGCCGTTTCCCGTCTGGTCGGGCGTCTGGTCGGGGGTCTGGTCGGGCGTCTGGTCGGTCGTCTGGTC